CTACCATGTTTGGATGTTCTACCGACACCTACCTAAAAAGCAGCAGTTAGCTGCCAATCCCGAAGGGAACGAGGTAATCGCACTATACTGCAACGGCCCGGTAGTGTACTCCTACCCAACACCTGGTTATACAGAGTTCCACCAGTCAATGGCTGACATAACGGAACTAACGGTTGAACAATATAACTACCTGATTGAGGTTAGTCAGTACTTTAACGAGTACAAACCGGCATACGATCCTACAAAAAAAGCCATCAACTACCCGAAAGGCTATGAGCAGCAGTTGTCTGATTATGACGGGCATCTGTCGGAAGATAGTTTTGAGGCGATTCTGACCGCTATCGGCCTATTTCCAATACCTGACTACCATTATAGAAAAGCGGACAAATTTAGGGCCTACAGGCGGCAAGGAAGCGCATCTGTAGGAATCAGCGCAAAAGTGTACCATGCGGCAAAAAGGGTGCTGATATTCTCCGCATCTATGGATAACTTCCCGAACTGGCATAACAAAGAGGAATATCCCGAATGGTCATTGCCAGCATCGTTTATGCTTTTCTATCATTTAGGCCGTGATTGGGAGAAAGTATTGGCACATATCGGCATCGTAAAGGACACAACATCATATCCTTATGAAATTTTTCCACAGGAAATACAGAGGTCGCTATTTGAAGTAGCCAATGAGAAATCACTACATCCCGAATTCCTTGCAACGGCCGGACTATGGACTATTTCATCGCTTGCCGGCAACTGCTTTACTTCCGATTTACCGGATGAAACAAAGAACATTTTATTCGCACTTATGATTGCACCTGTATCGGTTGGTAAAACACCTGCATTTAAAGCAATGTGCGAAACACCGTTAAAGGACTTGTTAGCGAAAGAGGATAAGGAATATGAAGAAGAAGTAAAGAACTGGAATCTGCATCGGGCAGATGCCAATAGCCGCAAAGAACCTTTCAACAAGCCACACCCCAAGCGATTCCATCCCTTTGCCGTTGACGGTACTACAGAGGGTTATATCTCACTAATGCAAGACCAACAAGGCGGTATGGGAGTGTACCACGATGAAGCGGAAACTATCCTTAACGCAGGGGCGCACAAAGCAAATAACGATTCTATATCCTTCTTTACCCAAGCATTCTCCGGTGGCCGTTATACGCAAATCAGGGCAGACCGGTCAAAGGAAAGGGTAGTGAAATCTCTTAACATTTCTCTGCTGATGGGAACGCAGCCATCACGACTAAAAAACCTATTTGGAGCTGACAGAATTCAGTCAGGGTTTGCATCTCGTTTCCTTATGGTGCAATCCGATTACATCAAGTTGCAGGAAGAAGTTGACCCATTCACCCCGACACGGGCCATGTGCCAGGAGTGGAGCGATTTAATCTTTGAACTATACAAGCACAATAAAGAGTTTAGCAAAGGCGATAAGCCACCCCGTAAAATCATTGTAACGGATGAAGCAAAACCAATTTTAACAAAGTATTATAGGCAGCAGCGAAAGGATGCCAATGACAGGAAAGCTAATTCGGTGGAGGACTATGTTATGGGTACGGAAGCGAAGATGTCAGCGTACTTCTTTCGGTTTTGCCACATCATAGCCATCATGCAGAACCCTATGGTGCCACTTGTTACCCGTCAGGTTGCTGACCAAGCATGGCAGCTTTACCGGTGGTATGCTGAATCCACCATGCACATTTTGGGTAGTATCTATGAGGAAAATGAATCTGGCCTGCCTACTGATCTTCGTTTACTGGTTGATAATCTTCCGGCAAAGTTTACCACGAAAGAAGCCGAGGCCATTTGTGTACGTTTGAATATTAAGCCTGTGAGGTTTAAGAACGCTATGAGAAGGCAGGATTTCGCCAAAAACTTCAAACGAGTCAGTCATGGAGTTTATGAAAAGATGTAAATTTGCAATGATTTCATTATCGGCCAATGCTGCAGTTGCGACCTGCATCACCCCCTTAATCGGGGGTTTTTTTATACGTTTAAGGGTATAAAATCTACCATAGGCAGAACCATTATATCATATCGGATATAAATTTTACCGAACGAAATGCATGAATTTTGCCCAAAAGTTCAGCCAAAAGTTCGATTCGTTCACCAAGTGAACTTTTGTAAGTCATTGATAATCATAGGCTACAATGCCAAAAGTTCATTCGTTCGAACTTTTGAGAGATAATAATAATTATATCTCTTTATATTACCTTATTACTCTATAGATATAGATAAGTGAACGGGTGAACTTTTCGAACTTTTCGAACCAATCGCTGATAATCAATAAGTTACAAGGGTAAAATTGAACGAATGCCGAACTTTTGCCGAACATTTGGTACTTTCGGGTGGTTATGGGTAACTTTGTAAACAACAAGTAAGTACAACGTGCCAAAGAAAGGACATACTAACAACCCGAATGGTAGGCCAAAAGGAACCCCCAACAAGGTTACCAAAACAATACGGGAGCATTTCGCTACCGCTTTCGATTTATTGCAGGAAGATGATCAGCATAACCTGACTGCATGGGCAAAGACAAACCCAACAGAGTTCTACCGCCTGGCATCGAAGCTCATCCCGACAAAAGTGGAGGCCGACATCCAGCAACCGGTCCAAACCATTATACAAATCATTCCCGACCCAAATAGCGCACCAATTGCCGATTGAGAAACTTTGTACCGGGTGTGGAAAACATAAATGCCGACTTCAGATGGATTTCAGCAAAGAATTTTGTTATCTTTGTATAAACCGAACCGAACGCATGAAAATACACTACAACTTTGCCACACGCAGCCGGCCAACTAAAATGACTGCTGCCATTGCCACCATAAAGGCATATTCACATAAAGCAGACTACACCATAGGTATAACGGTTGATGATGATGATGATGTAACGCTGAATTCTACCCATTACCTCGAATTACAACAGGATAAGAACATCTACTTCACTCACGGCAAAAGCAATAGTAAGGTGCATGCTATCAACAGGGGAATGGAAGGATGGAAGGGCGATATAGTGGTGAATATGTCGGATGATATGAGATTCTTGATTCCAGGTTATGACATTAAGATTATTAACGCCTTCGCTGATAACCTTGACCAGTTCATCCACTTCCCAGACGGAAGGGTAAATCACCTACTGCCAACAATGAGCATCATGGGTAGGACTTACTACGAAAGATTTAACTACATCTACCACCCTCAATACTTTTCCTTGTGGTGCGATAATGAAGCTATGGATGTTGCGAAGAAACTCGGTAAGTACAAGTATGTTCCGGAGCGTATATTCGACCATTACCACCCTGCGTGGACTGGTGAGCCGATTGATGCGCAATTACGGCATACGCAGGGTTATTACCACATAGATGAGCAAACCTACATCAAGCGGTCAGCCGCCGGATTCCCAAATGAGAATGTATGACCCTATCAATTCTAATCTGCACCATTCGAGGCCGTGAGGGTTATCTTACCCGACTATTGCAGGAATTAGTGCAGCAAAAGGCACGTTTACCAATTCAGTTAAATGATGAAGTTGAGATCATTGTCGAATCGGACAATGGTGCCATGAGTACAGGGCGCAAACGGAATTACCTTATAGGCAAGTCAACAGGGAAGTATATCGTATTCATTGATGATGATGACATAGTCGCACCTACCTACATTGCTGACATACTCGAAGCATCAAAACAGGATCCGGATGTTATCGTATTTAACGGAATAATGACCACCAATGGCAAGGATGAACGCAAGTGGTACATAAGCAAGGAATACGGCTATGAAGCGAAAGACGGTGCTTATTATCGCTATCCTAATCATATTGTACCTGTTCGTAGGGAGATTGCCGTAAAGTTTCCATTCCAGGATATTAAGATAGGCGAAGATTACCTCTATGCTACTGCAATGCATAATGCAAAGGTTCTGCAGACAGAGGTGAAGATTGAGAAGGAATTGTATCACTACCAGTTTAGAACGAATAAGTAATGGCACAGTATAATTGTTTTTATTGTTTTGATACACAGAAAATTAAAACTTCAGAAAGTTTTATAGTACCTTGTTGGTATTGTCAACCTACCCCACCACAACCCTACTACCATTCCGGAACCTACGAAGCCATCAACGTAATAGAAGCGTGGGGATTGAATTTCTGCTTGGGTAATGTGATTAAATATGTTGCACGGGCAGGTCGCAAGACGGACAATCCGATTGAGGACTTAGAAAAAGCGAAATGGTATATTGAAAGAGAGATTGAAAAACTGAAATCAAAATAACATGGCACAAAAAACAGAAGAAGAACTGGAACAATATAGGCAAAAGCTAATTCAAAAGTTTAAGAAAGACCCGAAATGGGAGCTTCAACAAGAATTTGGTAGAATGTTAATGAGGCACATTGATAGTTTTACAAACGAAGAAAGAGATAGATATGAACAACTTAAAGAACTTCTAAAAGATTAAACATGGCACAACAGACAGCGGTGGAGTGGTTAGTAGACCAAGTAGAAGATTTTATTGGTTTAATACCAATAGATATTATTCAACAAGCCAAAGAAATGGAAAAGCAGCAGATAGAGGATGCATATAGACAAGGCGTAACTGATGAATATGGTGATTCATTAGATTTTACAGATGACACTGACGCTAAACAATACTACACCCAAACCTACGGCAAATGATAACCATCACTGCGACATTCGAGATTGATGAAGCAAAGTATCACTTCGAGGGGAAGAAAGTAAAAGATTGGTTTACTCAAAAGATTGCATCCGGTGAACTTGCAGCATCTATTCATTATAAAGAAGTAGATAAAAGGGAGATAGAAATCACAAAGAATTATAATGGTGTTCCAATTACAGTAACAAAAACCATATCAGATATTGATTCCCTTGCCGAAACTATTAAACTCAAAGTGCAATGAGATACTCCCAAAACAACGAACAAGATGTAATCGAACAGTACTTCAATGTACCTGGTACATTCCTCGACATTGGTGCCAATGATGGACAAACTTTGTCCAATACATATTCCCTGCAACTGAGTGGTTGGGGTGGTGTACTTGTAGAGCCGTCAGAAGATGCCTTCAACAGGATCCCACCGAATGACAAGGTAAAAGCGTTTAATGTGGCAATCGGTACGGCAGATGGTACCTGTACATTTCACGAAATGGGAACACATCTGAACCGGGGCGATGTATCGCTGCTATCCACGATTAAGAAATCAGAGATGAAGCGTTGGAATGGTACGGAGTTTAAAGAGCGCATGACAGAGGTGTGGACTTATAAAACGTTAGTCAAGAACTCACCCTACAAGGTATTCGATTTCATTTCGATTGATGCGGAAGGTATGGACTTTGAGATACTCGAACAGATTAACCTATCGCATACACAAATGGTGTGCATTGAACACAATGGCAATGCTGACCTGTTCCAACTCATTAAAGAGTACTGCAATGGGTTCGGACTGCATAAGAAATTGTTAAACAATTTAGAGAATGTAATATGGGCAAGGTAATCACCTCCCTCTCCTCCACAGGCAGGGAAAACTACAACGAGGCAATGTTAGGACTTATCCGTTCAATCAATCGCAATGCTCCCGACTATGACACTCACCTTCGTAGTGTGGATGGCTATGTG